GATAAAATGTGCGACATATTTGAACTTGATTGTATTAATGAAACACCAGGAACTTTGTACTTTGGAGATTATTATATTAAATGCTATATTGTTTCATCAAACACTAGCATTGCTAATATTAATACAAGGACCAATGTAGAACTTGGTATTTTCTGTATCAAACAGGAATGGATCAAAGAGAAGAAATACAATTTGGTTATGTATGATGATAAAAGCAATCAGACAGGTATAAAGAAATATACGTATCGATATCCGTTTTTATATTCCAATCAAAAGGGTGCTGTTCAAGCTATCAATGATTCATTAGCTGATGCTGATTTTATCATGAGATTTTATGGACCATGTGCGAATCCATATATAAAAGTAGGCAATATTTTATATCAAGTTAACACATCATTGATGGCTGGTGAGTATTTAGAAATAAATTCTACTAATAATACTATTTTTGGTGTTTCAGTTTATGGTGAAAAAAGAAATCTCTTTAATTATAGAGATATGTCTAGAAGCGACTTTTTTACAAAAATACCTAGTGGTTCAAATGTTGTAGGATGGGATGGAACTTTTAAAGCCGAATTGATCATTCTTGATAAGAGAACAGAACCGAGGTGGCTTTAATGAAATTCATATATACAAATGACAAATATGAAGAACTGGGTGTATTAAAAAATTCATCAATTGATTTTGAGATTGGGAAGTATGACGTCGCATCAAATGATTATCAAATGTCTATCTCAATAGGATCATGGAACAGAGAATTTGATAAAGGTTCTCTTTTTTATTGTCAAGAATGTGAATTTGGTGGAATCTTAGATGGTAAAAAAGTAGATACTTCTAAAAACTCAATTACATTTAAAGGCAAGACATTTAGAGGTCTTCTTGAAAAAGAATATGTTCAGCCCCCTGATGGACAAGCCTATTATGTCGCAAATGGAGAAGCCAATCAGGTCATTGATAATCTTATTCATGGAAAATTTAATGATCTTTTTGTTGTCGACAATGTAGGATTAAGTGATATTGGTGTTAATTATCAAATAAGGGATTTGAATTTATTAGATGCACTTGAAAAAATGTTACTTAAGGCGGATATCCCTTCAAAACTAGAAATTACGTTTTATGATAAAAAGGTGCATTTACAAGCTGTTCCCATTGTTGATTTATCAGAATTATTAAGATATGACAATTCTTATGGCATTTCCATGATCTCTGAAAAAGCAATAAGCAAGTATAACCATATCGTTGCACTTGGAAAGGGTGAATTGACCGAAAGAATAAGAGTCAATTTATTTTTGCAAGATGATGGAACATGGAATACAAGTGAAAATGCAAAGTATGCAGGATTGAAAAGGAAAACATATCTTTATGATAATTCAAATGAAGAAGATGAATCAAAATTAATAGAAAGTTCTATTGAAGCGACGGAAAAAGCGAATGGCACGGATAATCTTAACATTAACTTTACAACGGATGAAGCTTCTTTGTTTGATTATGTTGGTTCCAAAGAAGAAATAACGGGAATAGAATTTAAAGAACAAATTACAAAAAAAGTTTTAAAGGTAACTATATCTGGTATTATTTCGCATTGCAAATTTGAATATAAGGTAGGTGATTAGATGTGCTAGAAAATATAACATTGAATGAGTCAAATGTTACAGCAAGTATTGATGCTTACATACACCATTGTTTGTTTGGGTACAATGGTGTTTTTAAATGTGGCCAACAGTTGAAGTGTGAAATCATAAACAATAATCTTTTAAAGATCTATGATGGCTTGTTTATTAATCAAGGAAGATTTTATAGGATTGCACCAGGTTCTTATGAAGAAATAAAATTAGAAAATGGTGTTGTTGGTCAAAAAAGATATGATCTAATCGTGTCTCATTTTGAAACAGATGGTGTCAATGAAAAGCATGAAATAAAAGTTATCAGTGGAGAAGGTGAAACTATTCCACAGTATACAAATAGTGATACATTCAATGGAGGTACAGTTAGTGAGATGCCTTTATATCTTGTAGAAATTGATGGAATAAGTATTAAAAGTGTTAAAAGTCAATTTGATATCATTCCTAATTTGCAAGAACTTATTGACAAAATGGTTATGTATAAAGAATAGAGGTGATGATTTTGATTGTTGCTGAAATTATTCAAAAAGGATTGACTATATCTAGCAGTACTAGTGATATTCCATATCAATATAGTGGAAACATTCAAATGCAATTCATCAAGGATGAAGGCTATGATAATTTTAGTGTTATAGGTTTTTATAGAACAAATTATTTTGAAAAAACTCAGTTGTTGGAAATTGATGAAAATGGAGTGTTTTCATTAAATAAAGATGCATTTCAAAAAGATGGATTATTGAATTTATCTTTTCTGTTAGTTAGTGAATTAAAGGAGGTACATCTTGGTGTCGTATCTTTTATTGTTAGATCTACGATAGGAAATGGCAATGATATTCTTCCAGAAGAACGTACAGAATGGATAAAGATTGTTCGTAGTGAGGTTGACGGTTATTTAAAGTCAATTGATTTAGATGACAAGTTTGATATTATGCAAGATAAAGACTTGGAAAACATATGGAATGAAATTTTTAATTAAATAAATTTATAGAAAGAAAGAGGAAAAAATATTATGAGTTTTGTAACTGATTCAATTTTAAAAACAGCTCTAGGAAAAATTAAAGCATGGGGCGAAGGAAAATTTGTAGCGCAAGAATCTGGAAAAGGTTTATCTACAAATGATTATACAACAGCAGAAAAAACTAAATTGAGTGGTATTGCTACTGGTGCTCAAGCAAACGAAATTGAAAGCGTAAAAGTAAATGGTACAGCTTTAACTCCTGATTCATCGAAAGCTGTAAATGTAGATTTATCTGCTTATGCTAAATCAGCTGATGTAACAAAAGAAATCGCATCTGCAGTATCAGGAGTAACTCAAATCGATTACTCAGTTGTCGAATCATTACCTTCAACTGGTAAAAAAGGTATTATCTATTTAGTTGCTAACAGTGGAACTGGAACTAATATCTATGATGAATACATCTATATCAATTCGAAATTTGAAAAATTAGGTTCAAGAGAAATGGATCTAAGCTCTTATGCTAAAAAGACTGATATTCCAACAAAAGTATCATCATTAACAAATGATTCAGGATATCAAACTGCAGCACAAGTAACTTCAGCTATCAACGCTAAATTAGTAGTTATGACTGATACTGAATTAAATGCAATGTGGACTGAAGTATTTGGAGCATAATCAACTAGGAGGTCTTATATATGAAAGATTTCTTTAAGAAAGTTTTGTTTTCAAACGTAAGTGAACATGCATCTTCAACAACTGTTTCAGCTAATAGCACTAAGTTTCTAACAAGTGATATTTTAAAAACTTTCATGACAAAGTTAAAAGATACATTTGCTTTGAAATCCCAATTAACCTCATTGCAAAAGCGAGTTGGACAGCTTGAAAAGACAGTCAGTGAATTAGAAACTGATTTAAAGGATGCAGTATATTACAAAGAGTAGATTTATTTCTGCTCTTTTTTAGTTATTAAAAATATAAATAAAGATTGGTGGTGACAATAACTATGCCAAAACTTATTGATAAAGATGGAAATGAATTGCTTAATTTACAAATGTCCGCTGACGAACATTGGACTGGAAAGTACTGGATTGATGGCAAGAAAATCTATGAAAAAATTATTACATGGACTGGTTTAAATGTTGGTGTAAGTACAATCAATCATTCAATCAGTAATTTAAACGAGTTTATTGATTATGAAGTTACATGTACAAATGGAACTGATTTCTATAGATTTCCTGTTACTTACTACTCAGGAGGTAATAACGGAACATTCTATTGTACGTATTTTGTTATGAACGTAGATAACATTCGCTTCGCTAATAACTACAGTTGGGCAAATTATAAATTTAAAGCAATTATTCGTTACACAAAAAAATAAAACTATCTAGAAAGGGTGATTGAATTGAAAGTTAAAAAATATGATTTTAATCAGTGGGTAAAAGCTGCAGGTATTAGAGCAATCAAAACAGTAGCTCAAACTGCTGTAGCACTAATTGGAACATCTACAGTCATGAATGAAGTCAATTGGGCAATGATCATTAGTGCAAGTTGTCTATCTGGTGTTGTTTCAATTCTCACAAGCGTGGCAGGACTTCCAGAGTTGGAAGAAATTGTAGATGAAAGTTAGGAGTGAAATCATATGACAGAAGCAGTTACAGTTGCTTTGATTTCTGGTCTATGTGTAGCTGTGCCTAGTGTAATCACTACAATGTTTTCAAACAATAAAGCTAACACATTAATGAACTATCGTATTGATGAATTAACAAAGAAAGTTGAAAAGCACAATAACGTAGTTGAACGTATGGCACTTCAAGAACGAGAAACAAAAGCAATTTGGAAAAGAATTGATGAAATCAAAGAAGAATTAGAAAAAGAGAGTGAATAGCTCTTTTTTTATTTTAAAAAGGAGGTATTAACATATTATGAGTTATGTTATGAAAGAACATTTAGCGAATAAAGCTAATTATGGTTCAAAAAGAGATTTATCAAAAATTAAATATTTAGTCATTCATTATACAAGTAATGATGGAGATAGTGATGAAGCAAATGGAAAATATTTTGCTAACAACGTAGTTAAAGCTTCTGCCCATTACTTTGTTGATGATGATTCAGTTACACATTCAGTTCCAGATGATTACGTAGCTTATAGTGTTGGTGGTAAGTGTCAATCGGCTCATCATCCAATGTATCAAATCATCACTAACAGTAATTCATTGTCGATTGAAATGTGTGATTCCAATAAAAATGGTGTTGTTGAAATTACCGATAAGACATTAGAAAATGTATATGCATTAGCACGTGCGTTGATGAAAAAATATAACATTGATATTGATCATGTTTATCGTCATTATGATGTAAATGGTCAATTATGTCCTAATTGTAATGGACTTTTAGATGACAATGTTTGGAAAAATTTTAAAAATAATATTGTTAATTCAACTGTTGGAAATCTAGGGACATCTACTGCTACTCCATCTGCAGCTAAAAATGACAACTTAGACAGTATTATTTCAAGAGGTCAACAACATTCAATCAATTTTACAGGTCATTCAATTGCAACTGATGGTGCATATGGTCCTAAGACTCAAGCAAATATCGCACGTTGTTTCCAACATGCTATTAATTTGGACTATGGCAAAAACTTAAAAGTTGATGGTGCTTTTGGTAAAAATAGTAAAGCTTCTTTAGGTCAACATTATGTCAAACGTAAAGAAACTCAATACATGGTTACAGCAGTAGAAATTGCGTTAATGTGTAGAGGATATGATCCTGATGGTGTTGAATGTCCAGGTCAATTTGGCGGTGGGCTAGAAGCTACAGTAAAACAATTCCAATCAGATAGAGGATTGAAAGTTGATGGAATTGCAGGAAGAAACACTATTTTAAAATTAATTGGATGTTAA